ATGAAATCAAACGCAGTAGGTGGCTCAGAATTGACGTCGGCGAAGCCCAGCATACGAAGGTACCGCTGTTGATCCCGAGTTAGGGCTAGGTCGAAAGGTCGAAATTCGACAACTTGTCTACACCAGAAATCAACCATAGGGTCGACGCCCATGTTGGCGTAGAGAATTCCCAAAGCCCGGGAGGCCACGTCATTCCAACATTTATCGTTCCGTTCAGGCCAGACGAGACTAGCAAGCTGTTTGTTGCGGTCTTTGGTGGGTAATCCGTCTGTCAACTGTGATCCTAGGAACGTCAGATGTCCTACATAATTAGAGTGCCCTGACTTTTCGACGTTAACTACAAGACCGAGTTCTTCGACTGCATCCGCAACGTGGGCGGGGGTAAATGTACCATCAACACCAATGATGGAATCATCTCCAAGAACAAGGATGTTCGTGATACGTACATCATGCCGAATCGCAGCATACTGTAAAAGGATGTAATTACAGACACTACCTATGAGCTGTGTAAAGTAGCTGCCACTTGCAAGGCCCGCTGCTTTCCGGTACCTTTCTCCATTACACATTCTTATCGGGGTACGTATACAATAGTCTTTCACGTAGTCAAACATCAGTAACAGAGCCGTTGTTACAGGCACTCCACGTTCTTCATACTTAGTGAAGTCGAGGTTACGCGCTAGGATATCAAACGCGATTTCAATGAGCCAGGCAGGTAATGTCTTATCAAACTTTTTAAAATCAACACCAAGAAAGTTCTTCCCTTTAAACTCTTGGAATATCCGTTTGTTACCGCCATTAGCTGATTCATAACCGTATGCCAGCGGAGATTTTGTACGTTGGTATGCCCTAATGAGAGGCAATGCGAATACAGCTTCTCCAAATGTTATGGTTGCTGGATAACCCCAGACGGCTCGAATCTTATGAACTCCAACTTCTGCTAAATGTGATCTGACGTACGCACAACAATCGGTGGGAAAGATCTTTTCACCACACTTGATCCTATGCCAGAACCAACGAACCTTTTTAATTGCATCAGGGTCATCGCGGATTGCGGCTTTGTTCTTGTAGCCAAGGTTAATCCACGGTAATCCAGGAGAAGACGACCAGATGGGAAGGTCCTGTTTGAAGACGTCGCCAATATGCATACACGGAACGGGTTCTCGTAGTTCAAATGCACGGGCAGCTCGGCGGATGGCTTCATCAAGGAATGGGTCTTTTGGTCTGGTTGTCTTTTCGTTCTGCAGGTTCTCTTTAATGTCGGCGCGTATCAGAGCGAGGGACAGCTTACTTCTGTGATAATTGGCACAGTGTGGAAGTAAACTCCTCAGGTAGGGGGAAGGTTCGGGAGGGTCGAATCTCATACCAAATCCTTTAGCTTTTCCAGTATACATGGTTGCTTTTCGTTTAATC